CCTCACGCCCGTCCGGGCGTGACCTAGCGCATGCAAATGCCCGAGCTCTAGAGCCTGGGCGGCCTCTCACCTTCTCTGTCCTGTTCCAGGGCTGCCCTGTTTTTGTTATGTTGGAAGGACCCGAAGGCCCTTCCTGTTGTCTTGTCAGAGGATGATGATCGCCAGAGCATATATGCAAATGACGAAGAGCACTGTCGCAATGATGTCTCTGATCACAGCATGCTCCATATGCTAGCTGAGATGATCATAGTCCCAATGGTGCATGCCAGGATGATGTACATGCATACCTCCTGAATGACTTGATGACGACGTTGCTTGTTGTAGTGCTTACGATAGGACATGGTGGTGGTCTCATACAATGATGGGTGGTGGGGGATCCTCAGATCCCCCTAGGAGTTTATTTCTTCAGAGGTTGTGTGAGGACGTTGCGAACATGTTGGGTACGAAGGCCGAGTTTGTTTGCGATCCCACTGTAAAGATTCTTGTCATTGGAGAATCCAACGGAGGCCAAGTAACGAATCTTGGAGGAGGTAGTAGTGAGAGTGGCCAGGTGTTTGTCTTGGTCATCATTGGTCAGAGCGATGACTTTGGGGAGACCTTTTTGAACGTTTGTCATTTTCGTTTCCTTTTTTATGGTTGGATTTATTTCCTTCCATATAAATAATATACTCCATTCCTTATCACAACACAACTGTTATTTTGGGAATAAACGCCTTTATTTCACTATAAAAGGGGGATAATTTTCCCCTACGGGGCCAAAAATGTCCCAGGGCGTGTACTGAGGTGCCTCAAAACTTTTTGTTCCGTACGCACCAAACCTTGCACCGGCATCAAACACCTTTCCCCATGTCTGTGCCTCATTCCCAAAACCAAAATTTTTTTAGCCCTAACCAAAAGATTGCACCCGGCAAGGTCATTGAGGTGCTACAAGGGCAGTTTCGTGATATAATACAATGTCTGGGAAGCGTGCCTTTAAGCGAAGTCGCCTTAAGTTCTGCATAAGTCTGTGTTCGTAGTATAGGCTTAAGCTTGGGAGGAGTGCCTTTCAGGAAAACGCCCGTAATTCAGGCGACTACTACTGCTGCCGTGGTTCCCGCGTAAAGGCGCGCCTGGTTTTTGAAAAGGTAATGTCTTTCTTTATTAGTTAATAGGCTCCCGATTCCGTATTGCTTTAGCCCCAGAAACCTCGTATAATGGTCGAAAGGGGAGCATCATGAGCATTACCATCAAGCCCGAAGCATTGCCTTTCGAAGAGGCGTTCTCGCCGTTCTCGCCGACAATCCCCAAGGATACTTTCTCAGGACTCTCCCCGCGAGCTGAGGTCATGGCTAAGCTTATGCGGGACTTGCCATTGAACGAACTCGGGCTTCCGGATTATCTGTATCGCACGGATTTGGTCCCCCCAACCTTGTTTGATGACGACCTCTCTGATGGCGATCGACTCAGTATCCTGGATGCTGCTACCTATCAAATGGATTACTCCGAGGGTTATCCCTGCCAGCTGGATGGTACTCCGTTGTGGTCGCAGATGTCATTCGAGCCAACGGCCTCTTATGCTGTCTTCCTGAAATATGTCGGTGTCGTACGTGCGGAAGATTCTGATGGGATCTTGTCCTCGCCGATACGCACCCTGTCCTCCATCGCAGCGCTCACCGGTATCAAGGAGGGACGCCTAAGAGAGCTGTCCTATCTTTACTACTGGCCTCTGCGAGCTAAGGCTCATGACCTGTTTATGCTTGCCAACTTCCAAAAGCAGCGGGAGAGACGGGCATTGTTTATCGAAGATGATCATTACAGGAAGGCCACGCGGTGGATCAAGAAAGCAGAGGCCCGTCTGGAAGAAATCTTTGCCGATGAGGATCTGCTCTATGACATGAAGCCTAAGGAGGTTTTCAACATGCTCAAAGAGCTGATGGTCATCCAAAGGGTGTCCACAGGTCTTCCAGCAAATGGACCTGCCGAAGGTGCTGCCCCGCAGAACGCCAACTTGGAGACTTTGCTTCGTTCACTGGCCAAATCCTCTGGCGAAGTGGCCAAAGTTGCCGATACTCAGGCTTCAATGATGGATGCTTTCCTCGATGATCCTGAAAAACTGGCTGCTCTGCAGCAGATGATCATCGAAGCTGGTTCCGGGGATACGAAGCCGAAACGACATCAAGGCATGATCTCTCCTGTCGAAGATGCTGTGGAGGTTGAAGATGGCGGGAATACTTGATGGTCGTGCACGTGGCTTGCTTGCCCAATACAAACTGACCCCCGCGACTCTGGCACAGAAGCTTGACAAGACTTGGATGCCTGCTCCTTGGTTGCTGTTTGTTGCGGCCAAAGTAGCTACTGCAATCCGTAAAGGAAACGGCCGAATTATCATTTCTGCGCCTCCTCGGCATGGAAAAAGTCGTCTGATTACGGTTTTTACCTCGATTTGGATCCAAGAGGTCCTAAAAACCGTCAATATCATCCTGACATCGTACGGTGCTGACCTTTCTGTCGATTTCGGGCGAGAAGTCCGGAATATCATCGATGTGAACGGTGATCTGCTTGATGTCCGCATCGCCCAAGACAAATCGAGAGCCAATGCCTGGGCAAATCAATGGGGCGGAGGCATGTTCTCTGTCGGTCTGGGAGGGCCCATCACAGGTCGGGGTGCAGATGTTCTTCTGATCGATGACTACATCAAAGAGATCAAGGAAGCCCTCTCCGAGACTACTCGAGAGTACATTTGGAACTGGTTCACAACCACAGCGTATACCCGGCTTGAGCCTGGTGGTACCTGCATCATCATTGCTACGCGGTGGCATCATGATGACCTGATTGGCCGGATCCTCAAGAGCGAAATGCGGGAAGATTGGGAATATATCCATATTCCAGCTATTGCTTTGAAAAACGATATCCTCGGCCGTCCTGAGGGCGCCCCATTGTTCGAGCAACGTTACCCCTTGAAATCGTTGCAGGAGCGAAAAGCTACCCTAGGGACATTCTTCTTCAATGCCCTTTATCAGCAAATGCCGGAGAATCCTGAAGCACAATTGACTGATGAGAACTGGCTCTCCATCATCGAGCATGTCCCCAACATCGCAAAGCTACCCAAGGCACGCATCTGGGATCTGGCGGCTACTGAAGATGGGGGCGACTACACAACTGGGGGCCTTTATGCCTATGATAAGGCAATTGACACCCTCTACATTCTACACATGCTGCGAGTGCAGAAGTCTCCGGGAGGTGTCGAAAGCCTAGTCCGTATGACTGCGGAGGCAGATGGGCATGCTGTCAAAGTCATCATCGAACGCGAACCGGGATCTTCCGGCAAGGCTTTGGCTAATCACTATGCTATTACAGTGCTGAGGGGTTATTTGGTTGAAGAAGCCCCAGCCACAGATGGCAAGATCACGCGTGCCCAGCCGATGTTGGCGGCTGCAGAAGCCGGCCATGTCAAATTGGTCAAAGGAGGTTGGAATGCTAAATTTATCTCGGAATTTGCCGAATTCCCCGGCGGAGACCATGACGACCAAGTCGACAACGCCTCTATTGCGTATACAGCCCTCTCAGGCAAAAAAGCCTACAAATCCTCTTGGGGACGAGGACCAACCAGCAGCCTCATCGGCAAGCCTACCACGCCCACAGCAGCAAACATGTCCGGAGGAACGGTCAAAGTAGGGCAAGCTTCCTGGCGTGTTTAATCTAGTTACCCCTTGAGGATACCCCGTTGAAATGCCTTCGAAGGTATGTTATCATAGTCTAAATGGGTCCAGATGAGGAGGCCTCTATGACTGCGCCTGTAAAGCAATCCTTTGGGTTCATCCGTGCCTTGGAAAGTCTGGTTTCCCGCTCCCGCTTGAGTGCTTTCCTTGGCAAAGGATTCGCTGGGGCACGTGACTACTACTCGGTGTTCGGTTATCAACCCGACATCTTGTACAACGACATGTTGGCAAAGTATGCCCGTCAGGGGATTGCTGCACGCGTTGTCGATGCCCCCGCGCAAGGGATTTGGGACAATCCTCCGACAGTGACCTCCAACGACCCCGCTTGGGATGCTGCCTGGAATCGGATTGTGGTCAAGAACAATCTTTGGGAGACGCTGCTGCGTCTGGACAAACTTAGCGGATTGGGGCGTTATGCAACCCTCTTCGTCGGAATCAATGATTCTGTCCCTCCGTCAAAGCCTGCGCGTCTGCGCTCCTCGACTTCGGCGGCTGCTTTGAACGAAGTGCTCTATCTGCAGGTGTATTCGCAAGAGACAGCACAGATTGGTGCTTTTGTCACTGATCCTGCCTCCCCGCGGTATATGTTGCCCGACTTCTACACTGTATACCCATTCAAAGCTGCTGAGAACACACAAGCAACGCCAAGTACCTCGGCCCCTGCGTTTCGTGTACACAGCTCCCGAGTGGTTCATGTGGCTGAAAATGCCTTGGAAAACACCGTCTATGGTGCGCCGCGGCTTGAGCGTGTGTTCAATGATCTCGATGACCTTGTGAAGGTTTCCGGTGGCTCTGCTGAAGGGTTCTGGATGACTGCCAACCGAGGCATGCAAGTCGACATCGACAAGGATATGGATCTTGACGCAGATGACGCCAAGAATCTGTCCGACGAACTTGACGAATATATGCATCAACTTCGCCGGGTGATCCGTACGCGTGGCGTGAAGATCAACAATCTGGGTTCAGATGTCCCCAATCCCGAACAGACCTTCAAGATGCTCATTTCCATGATCTCCGGTGCAACGGGCATTCCGCAAAGGATCCTGATTGGTGCTGAAGCTGGGCAGTTGGCTTCTGAACAAGATCGGGCAAACTGGGCTGAGCGGATCGAAGCTCGTCGGTTGGAGTTCGCTGAACCCCAAGTGATCTACCCTCTGATCACGAGGCTGACACATCTGAACGTTCTGCCCAGTAGTCCTGATTTGACAATCACCGTGACATGGCCTGAAGCCTACCGGCTATCTCCTTTGGAGCGTGCACAGAAGAATGCACAGCATGCTCGCTCTGCAACCAACTTCGCTGCGGCTATCGATAAGCTGGTCAAGTTGAAGCAGGGCACTCCTGGGGTCGCGCAATCCATGGATGCCGAGGGCAAACCGATTCCTGGAACAGGCCAAGATGCTGTTGTCGGCGAAGACTACACCGAGATCCTCAATGTGGATTGGATCAAAACCATGTTGGGGCAAGACCCCGTCAAACCGCAGCTTGATGATCCTGGTGATTTGGGGGCCTAACCCCACACCAACAAGCGCAATGAAAGGATATAACATGGACCTGAATGCTCTGAACCCCTTCCAATACCTCATCGGACGGATGCTGTTCTACATCTGCTCGACCGTCATTGCGATGATCCCGGCTGCCTATGCCTTCGCTGGCGGGCTGCATTTCGATCCCGTCACCTGGGATTTGTCGGGGGTGATCCATTTCAAGGCGCTGACTGCGACCCTGCTGTCGTCGTTGACCGCTGCTACGGGCTCTTCCCTGAGCGTCTGGAAGATCTGGGGCACCAAGTAGTTGGCTAAGTCCCTAAATTATGCGAAAGGGACGGGTAATTCCGTCCTTTTTTGTTTTTTATAGCTGGTCTATAGATTCTTGTTGAATGCCTTTAAGGTCTGATCTATAATTAGATAAAAGAGGACCGATTGATGACTATGGTTGCCCGACCCTTTTCAGGTGCAAGCGTGACTGGGACTCAAAACCCCAGCGGGCAAACTGTTGTCGCGCAGCCATCATCTCGTTCCCTTCGTGCACAGACCGAATCAGCCCAAGCCGAAACCCGGCAGTTTATGGGTAAGGATTACCTTGTGGTTCCGGTTGTCGCTATGGTTGAGGGCGTCAGGTTTGGCTTGAACCAGGAAGTGCCGGAACTCGGACTGGCCGCCGACTTCGCAAAATATCCGGTCGCTTGGAACAACAAGCCTCTCGTCGTCAACCATCCTTTTGTCAATGGGGAATATGTCAGCGCTAATGCATCGACAGATGTCCTCGAAAGCTTTGCCTTCGGCTTTACGGAGGGTGCGTTCACCGACGACGGCAAGTTGAAGATGAATGCCTGGATCGATTCCTCCAGGACTGAAGATGTCTCAGGTCTATCCGGATTCATCGAGCAGATCAATGCAGGCGAAATGATTGAGGTTTCTGTCGGCTTCTTCGCTGATGTCGAAACCCAGTCAGGCAACTTCAAAGGCCAAGCCTATGGTGGGGTCTGGAAGAATATCGTTCCAGATCATCTGGCCTTCTTGACAAACTCCGCAGGGGCCTGTTCTATTGAAGATGGCTGCGGTGTTCCGCGGCTTAACGCTGCCCGCGGTCAAATGGAGGACACAATGGCACCTAAGCAACTACTGCAGGCCGGAGGGATCACGCACACACACGCTGACCCAGCTGTAGCAACAACCTGTTCCTGTGGTGGTGGTGGCAAAGACGCCATCATGAACGCCGTGAACAATGAAATGTCGAAACCCTGCACCTGTGGGACTTCGCCTGTTGACATCAAATCGCAAGCGGCTGTGGAAGATTTCGCATATCGCAACGCGACGAGCTATACGCTCCAAGTGCGTACGCCTTCGTTGAAGGCCAATGCGATTGCCAATGGGCTGACGTCCTCGAGTATCGTCGACCTGTTGAATCAGGCTATCAAGGAATTCCTCGAAGCGCAGGGGGGCAATTACTACGACGCCTACGTGCTATCCTTCTCGCCCGGGGCTGACACCTTTGCAATCTACCAGACCTGGGA